GGGGTGGCACCCGTGCCAGGGGGTGGGGTGGCACCTATGCCACCAGAACCGTCTTTTAGAACCGTCATTGAACCGCCCCTATATCCCCAGCCGAAGGCTGGGGACCAAAGGCCGATTCGACGCGGAATGAGAGGAACAGGAACGTCGCCCCGCGAGCTGCGCGGCGCCCAGGAGCTCGCCGTGATAGCGAGCCGATACGAAGCCGAAGCTGACCGTCTCGTCATGGCCATCCCGAACACCTGGGCCAACCATCCCGAGGTTGCCGAAGCGAACATCCGCAAGCAGTTCGTTGACGATCCCGAACGCTGCCGGCGCTCGCTCGAGTACCTGGCCGAGCTGACGGAGGAGTCGTGACCTTCATCCAAACGGATTCGGTCGTCATTGTCTGGCGCAGTCACACCGCGCTGAGCGCCTCAGTGCGGGACAACACGGGCATTTACGACATCCGTTGGACGGTCGATGGGTGGGACTGCACCTGTCCGGAAGAGCCAAGGCCATGCCGGCACCAGCTGGCTGTTCAGGCTATCGCCAAGGTGGCGAGCTGATGGGACGTGCCAATGGCGCAACGTTTCGCCCGTCCCGCACCGCCCGGAGACGTGCGGCTCGCCGTCTCGCTGCACGCCGCGCATGGCAGGCCCAACCGAACAGACGCAAGCAACGTGCAACCACGAGGACGAACTAACCAATGCTCAAGCCATGTCTCACCTGCGGTGCCCTCGGCCAGGGGTCACGGTGTCCCACCCACCGGGTCAGACGTCCAAGCGCCACGGCCCGCGGCTACGGCGGCTCCTGGCCGCGCACCAGTGCGCGCATCATCGCCAGGGACGGCGGCATCTGCCAGATACGCCGGCCGGGCTGCACCTGGTTCGCCGACACCTGCGATCACATCGTGCCCAAGGCCCGCGGCGGCACCGACCACGACAACAACTTGCAGGCCGCCTGCCGCGCCTGCAACAGCGGGAAGCGAGACCGGGTCGGTGCTCAGCGTGGATAGCCGCCCTCCGCTCAACCCGCTCGCCCCAAAAAGTGCCTCTGACCAGGGTGGGTGTCTGATTTGTGGCGCTTTCGGCCAGCCGACCCAGCACGCCCGTTTTCGCCATGTGTACGGGTCTGGCGGGAATCGCGCTCACGGATCTGGATAGGAGGGATTGCGAATGGCCGGTAACGGACCAGCACCGAAACCCGCGGCGGCTCGACGTCGACGAAACGTCGCCCCGGGTGCTCGCACGCTGACGCTCGCCCCCAGTGGGCCGGCGCCGGTGCTCCACGGCGACCATCACCCCAACACCCGGGCATGGTGGGAGTCGATTTGGTCGTCGCCGATGGCTGGGGAGTACGACCCGAGCGACATCCACGGGCTAGCAATGCTGGCCGACCTGTACGACGCGTATTGGGCGACCCCGCCCGAGAAGGCCATCACCAAGAAGGAACTGGCTGGCGAGATCCGACTGCAGCGCCAGTGTTTCGGTCTGTCACCCATCGACCGCCGGCGTCTCCAATGGGAAATCGACCGCGGCGACGAAGCCCAGGCCAAAACCAGGGCCAGGAAGCAGGCCGCAGCGCCCCAGAAAGACCCGCGCTTGAAGGCCCTCGGGGCCGCACGGTGACCGCCCGGACGAAGCTAAATCCCTCATTGGGCGCCGAAGTATGCGCCTGGATCGAGACATACCTCGTCCACGGCCCCGGCGACGTCCAACAATCGCCCATCGAGCTCGATGACGAGTTCCGGACCTTCATCTATCGCGCCTATGAGGTCTATCCGAAGGCGCATCCGTGGGCGGGGCGACGGGTCTACCCTCGAGCGTTTCTCAGTCGCCCCAAGGGCCGCGCCAAGAGCGAGTTGGCCGGGATGCTGTGCTGCGTCGAGGCGCTCGGTCCGGTCCGCTTCGACGGATGGCGCGGAAACACCCCGATCGGCGCTCCGGTGACCTCTCCGATCATCAAGACCCTCGCCACGGAGGAATCCCAGGCCGGAAACACCTTCGATAACGCGTATTTCATGCTCCAAAACGGGGCCGCCATGGACGAGTTCGGCGGCCTCGACGTCGGCCTCACCCGCATCAACCTGCCGAACGGAGGCTCCATCGAGCCCGTGACGAGCGCCTCGAAGTCCAAGGACGGCGGCAAAGAGACGTTTGTCGTGGCCGATGAGGTCCATTTGTGGACCACGCCCGAGCTGCACCGGCTCTACGCCACCGTCACGCGCAACATCACTAAGCGCAAAATCGCCGACGGCTGGATGATGGTCACCTCCACGATGTACGCCCCCGGCGAGGGCTCGGTGGCCGAGTCCATCCACGCCGCCGAGAAGGGTCGCAAGATGCCGGGCCTTCTGTGGGACCACCGCGAGGCGCCGGCCGATGTCGACATCACCGACGACGCACAACTCCGAGGCGCGCTCGAATACGTCTACGGCGCCGCCGCCTCGTGGACGAACGTCGACGGGATCATCGCCATCGAGTTCCGCGATCCGACGAAGAGCGAGGGCGACAACCGCCGTTACTGGTTGAACCAGCCCGCCAAGCGCGCCGACCGACTCTTCGACCCAATCCAGCACCGAGCCCTCGAGCGACCGGGCCACCGTCCAGCGGACGGAACCCCGATTGCCTTGGGGTTCGACGGCTCCGAAAACCGCGACTCGACGGCCCTCATCGGCTGGACCATCGAGGGCGTCCCGCACCGCTTCACCGTCGGCCTGTGGGAACGGCCGAAGGGCGTCGGCTACGACGACTGGCACATCCCTCGCGGCGAGGTTGACGCGGCCGTTTTCCGGGCATTTCAAGACTTCAAGGTCCGGCTAATGGTCTGCGACCCGGCCTACTGGCATGACGAAATGACCAACTGGGACCGCGAGTTCGGCGAGGACGTCATCGTCAAGACGAACACCCGGGACACTCGGATCATGGTCGAGGCCGTGCAGCGCTACACGGTCGCCCTGGCCGAGGGTCGCTTCACCCACGACGCCGATCCAGACGTGCAGCGCCACATCGACAACATGGCGCCACGCGACACCCGGGCCGGCGTAGTGCCCATCAAGGCCACCAGAAGCGAACACATCGACGCCGGCATGGCGACCCTGTTGGGCTTCTGGGGCATCGCGCGGGCACCCGTACCAAGGCCTCGCCCGCGGATCATCAATCTGGCGGACTGACTTGATGCGCCACCTTTCGACGCTCGACCTCGCCCAGCTTGACTACAAGAACTGGTGCGGCGCCTTCGGGCGGTTTCCGCTCACCGACCGCGACCGCGAGCACATCAAGTTCCTTTCCGACCTCGGGGACGAGGATACGCAGCGGGCGATCACGAGCCTGAAGAAGGCCGTTATGCCGTGCCACCTAGACCGGGGTCATTTTGGTGATCACCGTTACTACGGCGACGGCGAGTGGTGGGAATGGGATGACATCGAGGCCATCCGTCTTTGTCGTTCATGCATGGGTCACCTCCCAAAACATGAAGCCGGTTGCCCCAAGGCCCAAGAACGCCCGCCAGCCCCGCCAGTTCCGCAGTCCTCTCCGCAGACGTGGCTCTATCGGTTGTTCGACGTCCAGGACCGACTGCTCTACGTCGGAATCACGCGGGATCTGCACAAACGGATGGCGCAGCACGCCGGCGACAAGCCGTGGTGGCACCTCGTGGACAGACGCACCATCCGGGTCTACACGAGGCGAGAGCTGGCCGCAGACGCCGAGACCGAGGCAATCCGACGAGAACGCCCCCTGTTCAACATCGCCAAGGCCGAGCTTGCAGACGACTGATGTCGACGAATCCCAACCAGAAAGGAGCAGCACAATGACGATCACCCCCCTCGACGAGGCCAAGGCCGAGCTCGACACATCGGAAGCCGTCGCGGCTCGGATGAAGCGCGCCGAGAACATACTTTGCGACTGTGACGAGCTCGAGCGACGCCGGCTTGAGATGAGGTTCACGCAGAGGCAGTACGGGTACATCGAGCAGCCCCTCAAAACGCCATGGACTATGAGCTCGAGCGACCCCAAGTGGGCGGCGAGCCGCGACGACTGGCTGGCGAAAGCTCAGACCGAATCAAAGCGGCGCTGGCGGGAGGTCGCCCTCTCGCAGATCGCGGATCAGCTCCGCCTCGTCGACGAACAGGCCATCTACAACCAGCCCGACCGGCTGGAGGCCCTGCGGATCTGGACCGCCTACGGCACGGCCGTTGCCGCTGTCGCTTGGGCGCAGGGGGATCAGTCCGAGATGTGGCTCAAGCGCTGGCGCGACCTGCTCGAGCGACGGTCTGACCTTGAGGCGATCGGCGACGAACGGGGAGTTC